ACTGGAGGATCCGCTGACGCAATTGTTGTAACGCACAACCACCCTCATAATCATGGCGGAACAACAGCAAATCAAACCCTTAGTAATCATAAAATTGCTGGAGATTCTGGAGAAAGAATTTGGGTTACAGCTACTGGAACTCAAAATAACTCGGTTCCAGGATGGAGTACAGCTTCGGGGTATGTTGGGGCGGTTCCTTCTCATGTTGATGCGCATGACCCTCATAACCACACCATTCCTAGTGACACTACCCTTGCAGGAGCTTCTGGAACTAATGCAAACCTTCCGCCTTATCAGATTCTTAAGTATATTATTAGGTTCTAAAAATGACCATTGGGGTTTCACAATCTGGTGATTACCCAAACACAAGAGCGTGGTTAAAAAAACTATCTTCAGATGGTTTATATTCTAATCTTGATGTTTATGGTCAAATGGGTTTGGAAGCATTAAGAAACAACACCCCAGTTGACACCGGTTTGGCTGCTTCTTCTTGGGGTTATAGAATTGAAGAAAAAAAATCTGGGCCTGCTATTATTTGGTACAACTCAGATATTGAGGGTGGAGATAGTGTTGTAATTCTTGTCCAATATGGGCATGCTACACGAACTGGTGGGTATGTTCAGGGAAGAGATTTTATCAATCCAGCTATGGCTCCTGTTTTTGACTTTATTCTGCAAGATATAGAAAGGAAGGTGAATGGCTGATGGCAAGTATTGAAGACAAAGTCGTATCAATTAAGTTTGATAATGCAGAGTTTCAGCAAAAAATTGCAGCAACAGGCCAAAGCCTAGATATCCTTTCTCAAAAAATTGCTGCTGCAACTGCAAGTGGGGGAAGTTTTGGAAGTGGAATTAATTCTGCTGCTCAAAGCGTAAACCTTGGGCCTATTGCTTCTTCTGTTGATTATATTGCGGGTAAGTTTAATTCCTTGCATGTTGCCGCAGCCGCAGCGATTGCAAATATTACTAATAGCGCAATTTCTATTGGTAAAAACTTTATTAATACTGATATTCTGCAGCCTATGATCTCTGGTGGTAAAACCAGAGCTCAAAACATCGAGCAAGCCAAGTTTCAGTTTCGTGGTCTTGGCATGGATGTTAATGAAGTCATGGCTAATGCTAAAGAAGCAGTTCTTGGAACTGCTTATGGCTTAGGTGACGCGGCAAAAGCTGCTGCTCAGTTTGGCGCTTCTGGAATTAAAGCCGGCGATGATATGACTCAGTCGCTTAAGGCTATTTCTGGCGTTGCGGCAATGACTGGAGCAAGTTATTCAGATATTGCGTATCTTTTTACTACTTCGGCTGCTAATGGCAAAATTACAAACATGGACTTCCAGCAGTTTGCAACTCGTGGTCTAAATGCTGCAGCTGCTTATGCTAAAGCTATCGGGAAAACCGAAGCGCAAGTTCATGATATGGCTACTAATGGGCTAATTGATTACGCAAGCTTTGCTAAAGTCATGAATGACACTTTTGGTCAGCATGCTACTGAGGCTAACCAGACATATACTGGTTCTTTGTCTAACATGCATGCGGCAATGTCCAGACTTTCTGCATCTTTCTTTACCCCTGAAATGCAGCAGCAAAGAGATTTATTTAATGCGCTTAGCCCAGTTATTGATAAATTGGCTACTGCGTTTAAACCTCTTATTGACAACATTATCAATCTTCGTGGGTTTGGAAACATTGCTTTAATTGATAAATTGTCTAAATTTGACCCAACATCTTTAACTTCTTCGTTTGAAAACGTTTCAGCTGCTCTTAGAAGTATATATTACTTTGTTGCAACTGTTGGCGGAGTTATTAAAGATGCTTTCAAACAGGTTTTCCCAGATTCGTTTGCAACTACTCTTGGGAGCATTACATATTCTTTCCAAAAACTGGCTGAGCATCTAGTTCTTAGTTCTGGAACTCTTGCAAAGATCAAAGAGGTCTTTCAAGGGGTGTTCGCCGTTATTTCTATTGGCGTAGCTATCGTAAAAGGTATTGCTACGGCATTTGGTGAAGTTCTTCATGCTCTTGCTCCTACAGGGGGCAGCCTTCTCAATGCAAGTGCTGGCCTAGGCAACTTTCTTCTTAAAGCTCAAGAAATGTTAGTTGCAAGTGGTAAACTCCAAGAGTTCTTTGTAAAACTTGGGCATTATATTTCTATTCCTATTCTTTATATTGTTCATTTAACTGAGTCAATTATTAACTTCTTTAGCGGAGTTGGCAATGCGAGCGGCGACCAAGTTTCTAGCAGGTTTAAGTCTATTGGTGATTCTGCTAAAATTGCTGGCGATTTTTGGGACTCCCTTGTATCAAGACTTAAGAGAGCTGGAAGAGTTATGGAACCAAATAGCTAATTGGTTCCAGCAGCTTGGAAGTAAAATTAAAGAACAATTCAAGCCAGCTGATTTTAACTCTGTTATTGATGTTATTAATACTGCGCTTATTGGTGGAATTGCCTTAACTCTTAGAAAATTTATTGCCAGTGGGTTTAGTCTTAAAACTGTTGCTGGTGCTATTAAAGATGGCGTGTTTGGAGCAATTTCTGGAAGTATTAGCAAAGTTACAGATACTTTAACTGCAATGCAGTCAAAACTTAAATCTGAAGCTTTAATGAAAATCGCAGAGGCAATTGCTATTCTTTCAGCAGCGATGTTAGTGCTATCTTTCATTAATTCTGCAGATCTTGCAAAAGCTTTAGGCGCAATGACCATCGGGTTTACTGAATTAGCTGCAACTTTAGCCGCTTTAGAAAAGACTACGGCTTCAATTGGCGGGGCTAGCCAAATTGGGATTATTGCCGGATCTATTGTTGCGCTTGCTTTAGCAATGGACCTTCTTGCTTTGGCTGTTAAGCTTCTGAGCACTATGTCTACTGCTCAGCTTGCAAACGGTCTAGGAGCAGTAGCGGCAAGCCTTGGTATGTTAGTTATAGCGATTCGTAATTTTCCAGATTCTGAAAAAACAATTTCTGCTAGTTTTTCAATAAGCGTTATGGCTGGAGCGCTTCTTATTATGGGGGAAGCAGTAAAAGAATTTGGAAACATGTCCTGGGAAGAACTTGTGAAAGGACTTGGTGGTGCTGCTATAGCCATTTCTGGCGTGGTGTTTGCTTTAAATAAAATGCCAGCAAATGCTAATGAAAGTGGGGCAGCGTTTATAGCTATTGCTTTAGGTGTTGCTATTATTTCAAAAGCAGTTGAAGAATTTGGAAAATTGTCATGGACAGAACTTGTAAAGGGCCTTATTGGAGTCGCCGCATCTTTATACGTTGTTGTTACCGCTGTGGATGCTATGCCTCCAACAATAGGTGCTACAGCAGAAGGAATGGTTATTGTAGGCGCCGCTTTAATTATTATTGGTGAGGCAATAAAAAGAATTGGCAATCTTAGTAATGGGCAAATTATTAAAGGTCTTGTTGGAATTGCTGGCGCTATGGTTATTCTTGTGCTTGCGTTAAATGGATTTGAAGAAGCAGCTCCAGGGGTCGGAGCGATGGTTGTTGTTGCTGGCGCCCTTTAT